TGGGTATATAACAATAAAAAATAACTCCTATGAAATTCCCATTTAGAAAATTTCAATAGAAGCTATTTTTAAGGGGAGGTATTCAATTCATGAAAAACAATAAACAGTAACTAACTACAATATTATTGTAACATAATAGTACAACCATGTCAATAAAAATATTAAAAATAAAAAAATAAAAATTTTAAAGAAAACACTTTACAAATGTTATAAACTTTAGTATAATAATAAATGTAAGGAACACCTTACAAAATTAAATTTAAAACATATAAACGCACATATCTTGTACAAAATGTATTAAAAATTCTAACAAAACTCTAGTAAAAAAGTCTTGACAAACTCATAAGACTAGAGTATAATTAAAGTATCGGAAGGGAAAACACTTCCAAAAGTAAAATGCAAAAAATTTAAATGAAAGAAAGAGGTAATGTAAAATGCTAAACTTAAAAGAACAATTAAAGAAAGACCAACAATTTGGATTTGATTTTATGGCTAACAGAGAGAGTGGTAAAATTAAGGATTGGAAAGACGAAATTGTTACAATCACAAACGTTGATTTAATGGAGAATGTAACAGATAAAATGACTGGAGAAGTTAAAGACTTAATAGTATTCACTATCAAAGAAGACGACAATCACTTTTATTTTGGTGGTAACGCTATAACAAATATGTTTAGAGATTTCTTTGAGAAATACGGTAAAGAAGCTATTCAACACTTAGTACAAAACGAAGGCTTACAAGTTGAAGTATTAGGTAAGATATCAAAAACATTCAAGACAGAATATATAACATTAGAGATAAAATAAAATTTAATATATAAAGTTCACGTAGTACCTTAATAAAACAGAGATATCCAATTAGGGTATCTCTTTTTATGTGTATAGGTATAGATTGAAGGGTACGCACGGGGTAGAATCCGCCTTCACTATTGACGTTTGAATGTTGCGGAACGACCTATACATATACAAAGGGATATCAATATCTCTAATAAATTTTTAGGTGGTGATAATATGGAGCTAGATGAAGCTCTAGTAAGATTACAGAGCAAAACGACACTATTGTATCTTTACAAGAAGAAATAAGAAGAAATAAAGAAGCCTTACAAGAAAAAGAAAAAGAAACGCAAAGGCTAAGAGAAAATAACATGAAGTTATTTTTAAGAGTATCGGGTGGAGAAGAACAAATCGAAGATGATGAAGAAATGAAGAAACCCGAAGTAAAACAAACTTTTGACGACTTTATAAAAGACTGGGATATATAGGGGGAATATGTAAATGGCAACTGGAAAGAAATCGAATGTCGAAGTTACTCAAGCGTTAGTAAATGATGTTGGGGGCGAACTTACAGCAGAATTACAACCAATATTAGACGACCAAACAATGTCAAACGACCAAAAGAGTAGAGCAATATCAACGAAGTTATTCGGATATAGTGTATTAAAAAATGCGTTCATAGGTGCATTAATTAATAAAGTATTTATGTCTAGATTTTGGAGTAAAGCGTGGGAAAATCCTTTAAAGATGTTTGTTGACGGTAACATCACTTATGGTTATANTATCGAGGATTTATACGTGGACGCTTCTGACGCTGTTGATTATTCACAACACTTTGACGGTGGCACAACTGAATGTGATGATATATTCAAATTAGTAGACAACAAGGTTTACGCAAACTATTTATCTATCAACTTTGAAAAGAAATTTAAGACTACTATTAAGGACTTTGATTTAAGAAGGGCGTTTACAAGTGAGTACGGTCTAGGTGATATGATAAGTCAATTAATGGCTAAGAATACAAGGGGTCTATATAGATTAGAGTATAACTTATTAAAAGACATGCTTACAAAGTATATGAGTGGTATATCACAAAAAGATGTGGGAATGGGTACAAGTACTACACCAACTCAATTTATACAAGACAGTCAAGTAACAAAAGTTACTGGAACAACTACGGCAGAGCTTATTGAAAATCTACTTTTAAATATTAGAATTTACGGAGAGCAATTCGAGTTTGAAAGTGATAAATACAATAGTGCCGGCGTAATGCAATTTAGCCCTATGAGTGATACGGTAATAGTTACTACTCCTCAAGTATATGGTCATATAGATAACTACTTAGCGAAAACTTACAATGAGGATAGAGTAAAAATATTAAATAAAATAATCCTTATAGATAGTTTACCTGATGTAAATGTAATTAAGAGCGGTACTGGAACTACTAGCTACGTAAATGATAAACCAATAGCTCTATTAATGGACGCTAAATTATTACAATTAAAACCTTCATTATTAGAAATGAGAGAGATTGAAAATCCAAACGCATTAGCGAAAAATTACTTCTTACATTTCCACGGTTTAGTAGGTATAGTACCGTTCTTAAATTGTAAGATATTCACGGCTACTAATGAACAATTACCAAAATTGGAGGGGTAGAAAATGAAAGTAAAGGAACTATTAGGGGTCGGTTATTCCGTTCCCGTTGAAACTAATCAAGTAATAAAAGCCATGCTTGATAAAGTGGCTAAGGAACTATTTTATGACAACCATTATTCTCAAGGTTACGAAGCTATTACAAATGGGGGTTCACCCTTAGGGAACAAAGTCAATGAAGTTTTCTTTTTAGAACAAAAAGAACAGGCTTCAATGTTTGGAGATTTAGAGAATAATATATCCGGAAGTATTTCAGATAGTTCGGTAAATATTCAAGCGTCATGTTTATTTAACGAACATGAGATAAAAAGAGCTGTTAGAAATGATTTAGATTTGCAAGACATTTACGATAGAATGTTAAAAAATCTTAGAACTTCATTACTATTACAAAGAAGAAAAGCATTTTTAAACTCACTTACAAAGTATATGAATGATAATGAGATTAAAGTATTAAAAGGCTCTAAATTAACTGATATTGCTTCAATTACAAAGTTAGGTTTTCAAGTACCCTCAAGTGATTACAACGTATCAGATAAAGAGATACAATGTTTTGATAGTGATATAATTTGCTTAACTGATTTTAAAAAACTTGGTTTAATGCTTAATGAACATGACACACCATTTATTAACTGGCTTCAATTTAACTCAATCATTGAGAATACATTACCAGTAAATGTTAATGGAGAAGCCGTAAAACCGGATATGATAATGTTCGATAAGAGAGCCTTAAAAATCTTAGTTAATGACAGTCAATTTACTTATTTCTTTAATCCTAACTCATTAACTCATACAATCACATATACTGAAAATATAATCATAGCAACAAATCCAATTGCAAATGTTTGTGTATTGAAGGAAGAAGGGGAAGAATAGAAAAATGGCTACAATAGATTTACTTAGAGTAGACCAACAAATATTTAATAATAGCTATGAACACGTAGCAGACTTTAAAAGTCCTAGCACTCAAAGGTACTATTTTGATAATAAAGTTATTTCATCATTTAATAAAGATATTGTAGTGCAACCCTCAAGAATAAGCGTTACTTGTCCATATCAATATAGGTACTTTTTAGATAATAGTATCAATTATGTTAGAGCCTTTGACAACTCCCGTTATTACTATTATTTCATAACAGATATAATCTTTACGGCTCAAGCTAGAACAGAGCTATTACTTGAATTAGATGTATGGCAAACTTACCTTTGGGATTATTCCGTATTGGATAGTATTGTCGAAAGATGTCATGTTAGAAGGTGGAACGATGACGGTACACCAACAAAAGAGAGTTTATACGCCGATGAAAATATCCCAACAGGTGAATATATAATGGAAAATGGTAATAGTGATTATAACATTGAATCTCTATCAGATACGGTCGTAATTGCTAGTACCGTACCTTTAGGAATATTAACAGATAGTTCGGGTGGTGAGGGTACTAACCCACCACCTGGTGAAGGTGATTGTGGAGACTGGACAAACGGAGTAATGTCAAGAAATGGTTTTAGGTTTATGAAAGGCTATGAGGGATTTGGTGCATATCTATACAAAGATAGTGGTGGAGTTCCTACCATTGGTTACGGTGTAACTAAGTCAGAGCCTTCGGAATTTGATGATTTAGTGGCAAGACAACCGGTTTCAGAGGAATATGCTTCTCAAGTTAGTTACAAATTAAAACAAACAAATTACGGAAAACCTATCGTAAATTTCTGTAAGGAGATTGGAATAACTAAACAAAATCAATTTGATGCTTTATGTGATTTAGCATTTAATGCCGGTGTGGGTGCGGTAGTTGGTACACCTACTTACACGTCATTACCGAGCGCATTACGTAAAGACCCATTCAATGAAAGTTATATCCGCCCTATATGGGAAAATTATATTATAAGTGACGCCGTGGGGAATGTACTTAATGGATTAAAAGCTAGAAGAAAAGCAGAGTGTGATATATATTTTAAGAATATATACGAATTTAGACCAATAGTAACCATAAATCAAAATGGTTCATATGGTAACCCAATCACGGCTAATAACGGTAATGGTTGGCTTCCTGAATGTTCTAGTAAACCCGAGGGGCTTTACGTGGATAATGAAGTTGGTAAAGATTGGTTAGTGCCTGTTAGTGGAACTATAAGTGCTATGTACCCTTCCTATCCTTCAGGTTCTCCGCATAATGGCGTTGATATTGCTTGTCCCGTAGGTACACCGGTCTACGCTTCAAAAGATGGATTGGTTAGAGTTCGTAAAGAGCTTACAACAAGTTATGGAAAATATTTAATTATAGCTCATGGGGATAGTGATGTAGTTTACGCACATAATAGCCAACTATTGGTAAACGAAGGTGATAACGTAAAACAGGGTCAAATGATAGCACGTTCGGGTAATAGTGGTAACTCATCAGGCCCACATTTACATTGGGAAATACGTAACCCAAACGGTGAAATAATTCAACACGGAGTAAAAACCGTTAACCCTATGCCTGGGTATAAGTTAAACCAAAAAGTGTAAAGGAGTGATAATATGGGGTTGATACTTGGGAAAGTAAAATAAGTGGTTTACCGTATGGTTTATATTTATATTTAGTTGATAATGATAAAACAGGGTCAAGTGTAATAGGAGCTTCAGGGGATAATGTTTTCTCCTGTTTCTATGCTCCCTATGTTAGGATTGAGGATTTAGAATATACACGTATCCCATATGATACACAAAGGTTTGGAAAGATAACGGAAGTAAGACCGGAGTTAAAATATGACCCTATGGTAAATAGAATAAAAGATATAAAAAATGGTAGTAGGTTTTTCGATGTAAGACCAAAAGTATATAACGCTCCAATATCATTGGAAGGGCAAAGAAGGTGGCAAAATGAAAGTAAATTACACACTTATCCATACACATATTTAACTTTATTTGATGGTATTAATGAACCATTCAATATTAAGCCACAATATTGTAAAGGTAATAAAATGGATATTGGGGTTAAAATGTCATTAGATGATAAGCTTACAACTTCTATATTTATACAAAACTATAAGGGTGATACACACGGGAGATTCGAAGGATTAGTAACAGGTGCTAACTTAGAATTACCGACTACTTCAAGTAACTATGCAAATTTTATTTCTAGGACACGAAGTACATTATTACAAAACTCAAAAAATATACAAGAAAATTTTATTGTTAATAATGCCGTAGCAGAAAATAATTACGAAACGGCAAGAGATACTTCAATTTTAAGTGGTGGTGTAAATGGTATTAGTAATATTTTAAGTGGTAACTATACGGGTCTATTAGGTACTGGAGCAAATTTATTAAGCTCCGCAATTAGTGCCAATAATAGTTTATCGAACTCAAGAATGGTTAATGCTATGAATAAAAACATGGCTTTAAAATCATTAGTTAGTACAGTTGCAGACGCTAAAACAGTACCAAATACATTAATCTCAAAAGGTTCTGATATTATGTATGGTTTACGTAATATGGAAAAATATTTAAAGCTATTTAAGTTTAGACAAAGAGACGAATACATGGAAGTTATAGGAGACTTTTTCGCCATGTATGGGTATGCACAAAATAGATTAATGGAAGTTGATACAAAGAGTCGACAATACTACAATTATATTAAAACTAAAGAAGTTAATATTTTAACATCATCAATTCCAAACGTTTATTTAGATAAATTAAAAGCAATATATAATAATGGTACTACAATTTGGCACGTTGATAACCCGAACGTACTACCATTAAATTATAGTATGGATAATACAGAGGTGAGCGAATGATTATAGGAAGTAGAACAGGACATAGTAAAAAATGTTTAGGGGCGGTAAGCTTACGTAATGAGTGGGAGTGTATGAATATTTTGGAGCGTGAGGTAAATAAAATACTTAAAGCTCACGGGCATACCATAATAGATTGTAATAGCTCCGCAAGTACAGAAAATGGGGAACTTTCGGAAGGGTGTAGGAAAGCAAACGCTCAACACATAGATATATTTTTATCCTATCATATGAACGCAAGCAAAGACCATAAGGGTCACGGTACAGAGTGTTGGGTACACCCTAACGCAAGAGCATCATGTAAAGAAATAGCTTCAAGAATTTCAAGTAACCTTTCAAAATTAGGTTTTTATAATAGAGGTGTAAAAACTGGTTTATTATATGAAATGAAGAATGTAAATGCACCTAATATAATAATAGAAACTTGTTTTTGTGATAATGAGAAAGATATTGGAATATGGTCGCCTACACCATATGAGGTTATGGCTAGACATATAGCAAACGCCCTTGACCCTTCAATACCAATAGAAGAAAAACCAAAAAGGTGGCAAGTTAGAGTTTACGCATTTACTAGCAAAGAAGAAGCACAAAAATACTCTGATAGAATAACAAAAGAATTAAAAGCGTATAACGTAGTAGAGGAGATATAAAAGAAAATGAATGATTTAGTTAGCTTAATATCAAACATAGGTTTCCCTATAGTTGCGTGTTTATTCATGTTCAACCAAAATCAAAAACTAACTGAAACTATAACAGATTTAAAAGTTACATTATCAGGTATAGAAAAGAGGTTGGAAGTATGGGAAAGAAAAGAAATATAAACAAAGTTTGTGCAGATAGAAGAGGTCTTCTCTTCTTACTGTACAAAAATCTAGCAACAAATGTTTTTAAATGGGAAGGACTACCGAATGGAATAGAAAGTAGGCATATAGAGAATTTTTTATTCGAACATGGTCAAGTAGGTTTTTATAATGATGAAAACTTAGGAATGATTTGTTTACCAATCTCAAATAGTGGGGAACTAAATATTTATGGCGACCCAACTAAATTTTATATGTACTCTAAAAATGGAAACTATAGTAAAACAATTCCTAGTGATAAAGTTATTAGGTGTATGGATAATCCGAACCTAGTACCAACTAAGTCATATGTTAATTACTATGTTCAGGAAATGCTTGACATTGAGACGGCAATTAGAGCAAATTTAAGAAAACAGGTAAAGCCTTATTTCGCTATTGCTACAGATAAAAATAAATATAGCGTTAAAAGTATCATTGACGATTACGAAAACGGCGAAGATGTTGTAATAATAGATAAGACTTTAGGGGAAGATGGTTTTGACGGCTTAAAACTGTTAACGGCTAATGTTGAATATCTAGTGGATAAACTAAGAGCCGAAGAGAGAAGCCGTGAAAGTGCATTATTAACCTATTTAGGTGTAAGTAATGTTAACATGGAAAAGAAAGAGAGATTAATAACAGATGAGGTTAATGGGAATGAGGAATTTGTTAATTTAAACCTTAGTATCAGAGCAAAAGGTAGATTAGACGCTATGATTGAATTACAGAAAATATATCCCGGAGTAAAATGCGTTCTAAATATGGAATACTTAGAACAATTTTTTAAATCATTAAGAAGTGAGGTAATTGGAGATGACATTTTATAAATATAACTTAGAACTTAGGCATATAGATAACCTTTTTAATTTTGATTATCCATTCTTTAATGAGGATTTAAAACCTGAATTTGAAAAACTCTTTATAAAAAGATATGCTTTTAGGCAAATTGGATTCCCAACCATTGGGGAGTTTAAATTTAGACTTCAATCTTACCTAGAAGAAAATAACGATTATTTTAAACAACTATGGGAAATTGAATTAAGAACTAAAGCCATTGACTTTATGAACAATAAAGAATATACAGAAACGTTAACTAGGGATATAACAGAGAAGGAAAAAGAGGAAATTATAAATAAAAGCCTTCAAGAATTTATGTCATCAGAAATAAGTCAAAATAGTGGAGTTAATACAACAACTACTGACACTTTAAATTCTAATGTAAATGACGGTATGGCTAACTTAGGTTTTGAGAGTGGTTTAACTGATAATACAAAGGAAACTATATCAGAAAATTTAGGCTCTAGCAACTCAACAACTGGTAATAATTCAAGTAATACAAATAGTTCTGATAATTCAAATAGGGATAAATTATTTACTGAAAATGTAGTAACTCATGGAGTAGGTAACATAGGCGTAACAAGTGCGTCAGATTTAAAGAAAGGTTGGATTGAGGTAACTTATTCATTAATTAGTAAAGTAATAGACGGGGGTTATGACTTATTTTTGCAGAGATATTGAGGAGGAAGAAAGAAATTGAAATATTTTGAGATAAATGAGTTACTTGAGAAATATCCCGATAAACTGATATATATTATAATAAGTGGTAGGGGATATGGTAAGTCATGGAGCTTACAGAAAAAATGATTGATGATTTTTTAGAGTATGGTGCTCAAAGCGTTGTACTTAGAAGGTTAAAAACTCAAACCGATGAAATGCAAGAAACTTATTTCGATAAGCTCCTTGAGAGTGGAGCATATGACGGCTACACATTTAAAAGAGTTCATAATAAAATGTATATTGACGGTAAACTATTTTGTACCTTCCTAGCCTTAAATGGTAGTGGAGTTGGTCGTGGTGGGTCATATGGAAAAGTTATGAACATAGTCGTTGAGGAAATAATGCCTGAACCAGGGGAGCATAAAGTAAAAAGAGAATATCAAAAGTTAGAAAGTTTCTTGGCAACCGTTGACAGATTTGAGGACAGAATAAAAGTATTTTGTGTGGGTAATAATACTGGGTACTATTCTCCAATATTTGACGCTCTTAAACTATACCCAACTTTAAAAGAAGAAGGATATACAAGTAATGAGGTAGCTGTAATTCAAAAAGCTCAATCAAGTAATGAATTTAAAGAAACCGTAAGAAAAACTAAACTTGGTCGATTAATGGAGATAACTGGAACGGCTAAATATAACATTGATAATGAAAACATCTCAAATGATACTTTCAATTGCGTCAATAAAAAGGAGCTTAAAGAAACTAATAAATTGAAACTTAAATTTAGAGTTAGAGTGGACAAAGACAAAGTAATTACAATATGGGAATGTCAAGGGAAAGAAGTTTCATATTATTATGTTGATAATGCTACTAAAGGATTAACTCAAGAATACTTTTTCGACTTTGAATATCAAAAAGGTAACAATAAGCATATCACTCAACTTAACCCTTATACCATTAAGGAACTTGAGCTTAATAATAAGCTAGGTTATATTTATTTCAATAATCCTGAAACTAAATACTTATTCAACCAAATTAATCTATTCTTCAAGAACACGAAAGGTGGAAAATAAATGATAAATAAATTAAACAAATGGGATTTAAATTGTAGCGTATTCAACTCTTATGACTTTGACGATTGTATGAGCTTAAATGAATTACTATGCAGATTTTTTACTAAAATAAATGAGTGTATAGAAGCAAGTAATAAATCCTTAACATTTCTTGAATGGCTTTATGAGGTGGGATTAAAGCAAGAAGTTGTTACATTATTAACTCAATGGAAAGATAACGGAACTCTTGCAGAGCTTATTTCAGAGCAAATACTTACAGAGATAAAACAAAACATTGAGAATAATAAAAATGCTATAGAGCAATTACAACTTAAAGATACAACTCACGACGAAAAAATACAAGCTTTAGAAACTAAAGATAATGAGATACTAGGTGATATTGAAACTTTAAAATCTAAAGATACAGAGCTTGAAGGTTCAATATCATCTGTTAGTAGTGATATTGAAACTATTAACGTAAAGATAGAAGAAGCTAAAAATGAGTTAAAAATTTTAAGTGAACAGATATTAAATATTGTAAATGAAATGAAAATTAAAAACGGTGTAGATATAACATTTTTTGGTGCAAAAGATGATGTTAATTACGATAGTACTCAATCAATTATTAACGCAATTAATTTCGCTAAAACTAATAAATATAATACTTTATTTATACCAAATGGTAAATATTATGTCACTCAAAGTTTAAATACTAAAGGTTTATATGTTGTGGGTGTGGGTACACCTGAAATACCTTTTATGACATGGGATTATACAAGACCTTCATCAGATTTAAATGATTTTAAGAAATATTTTTCATTATGTCAAGGGTCAATAATAGGTTCTGACTATGACGGAAATATTTTTTCTAACGGTTTAAACGCAACTAATATAGGTATAATAGGTAATAGAAGAGCAACCAACCAAAACGGCGTATCACAAACGAACGGTGGTGACTTGATAAATTTAAGTAACTGTAGGATTCATGGGTGTGGTAAAGATGGTGTAAATGCGCTTTATGGTTTAATTGCAACTATAGTAGATAATAGAACTTGGTTATATCAAAACGGTCGTCATGGTATTTATATTGGTAAGGAAAGTGGTGGGTATACTGGTGAAACCAATTTTATAACTATAAAAGATTCATTCATCAATAGGAATGAGAAAGATGGCATTAAAATAAATTCTCTAGGTAGAAGTATTCATATAGAAAACGTGGATTTAGAGCAAAACGGAGAACCTAGTGATACCCAAAGACATAAAGGTAATGACGTATATAGCATTGTTTACGGGTGTAGAATAAATATAGATAATGACGGTACAAACTTCACGGGTGGGTCAATTGTTTTTAATAATAATTATTCTGAAGAAACTTTCGGTTTACTTTACTTGGAAACGCCAACTAATAGAATAACTAATGGGGTAACAATTAATAATAATTACTGGAGACCATTAAATCAAAATTCTTATAGTTGTGGTGTAGCACTTAAAGGGTGGATTGAGAACATTGAAATAATGAATAATAATTTATATGGAAAAGACGAAGTTAAAATCCTTGATACTAATGTTTATGCAATTAAAACAAGTAATAATGTAAGTGGTGGTCAAAGTAATCCATGTGTTTGGAAGCAAAAAGCTGATTATTATGGTTCTATTGTTGAAATAGGAGCTACGGGTAAAAGTGAATTATATTCATTTGATAATCTTATTACTGGGAGTTCTTTTAACGAGAAATTTACCTATATTAATATAAATAAATCTGTTATACCATATGACCTTCAATATGATGGAAAAAGAAGTCCTCTTTATGGTTTAGTATTAGCCAACGCAAATAATCAAATGATTGGTATTATAACTGACGTTTCATACACTAACGGGGTCGTAAAAGTAAGAGGTGATGTTACAAACAATGTTATAAACGGAAAAGGTACTTTTTATAAAACAAGTGGTATTACATTTATGAGTGGTGACGGAAGCGTAAAAACTATTATGATAGACTGGGATGGAACTGTTATAGCTATATAAAAAGAGAGGATTTAACCCTCTCTTTTTTACATATATTCATTAACTAATATTTTACATATCTCATAAACGTATTCACTTCTAAACCTATTTAACATTAAGTTTAATAATTGAGTTCCTTCGTACTGGTGTATTATATCTTCCTCTTGAGCTTCTTTATCTTTCATTAATGAAAGTTTTCTAAACTCCATAATTTTAAATTCTTCATATGGTAGGTTCTTTTTTAATAGTTCTGTAAGTTCATTTAACTCATTTAACCAGTAGTCAAATTCCTCAAGGTATTCCAATGCGACTTGGTCGTCAAACTTGTTAATGTCATTTAAATGCAATTTATTAAAAGCTTCACAAGAGCTTTCATAAGATTTTAATAAAAATTCCTTTGTAAGTGTTAATTCATTCTCCATTTCTTTAAGCTCCTTTTCAACTGTTATAGTTTCTTTTATTGGTTGTGGTTCTATCTCATTAGTTGGTAGAGCCATTAAGACCCCACCACCTATTGAAAACATAAATAATAAAGTGTAAATTAAACCTTTCATAATATACGCCACCTTATCTATCGTAAGTCATTTTATAAATTATTGTAACGTCATCTTTAAAAAAGTAATGAGGGAATTTATTATTAACTTTGATTATATAGTAGTCCACATGTTCTTCTGTAATAGTTCCGTAATATATTTCACCTTTAAATTTAAATTTACAATATTCATTCATTAGAATTTCGCCCCCCTTCTCTTAGTTATTAAAATATAATTCTCTTTTAATCCGATAGTGATTTCTAGCATATCTTTAATTTCTTGAAAGTTTCTATATTCAGAACCAAAATATGAAAATCTTACACCATTAGTAGTTTTTAATAGCTCCTTTAATTGCTCCTTTGTAATATGTTCACCTTCTAATACTACGTGCTTTGTTTTTCCATTTCTAGTTGTTTTTATTATTTTCATGATTACACACTCCTTAACATTTCAGTTTCTATTATATCAATAAATTTATTTACTACTCTATGACCTTGTACAGAATTTAAAGCTCCTTCCGGATATGCTTCATATATTAACTCGAAAGCCTTATCTATTCTTTCACTAAAAGAAAGTAATAACTCAAAAGGCTTGTCCGATTTTTGAATAGCTTCGAGTACCTTCTTTTTAAATTCTTTAATTGGCGTGTCATTTCCTTTTAACGCCCTTCTAAATGCTCCATTATCTTTAAAAAGACCTATGTTAGATATGATATTAAAAAATTCAGTTTGGATTGCTTTGTTTACGCTTGAGCGTACATTTCTAGTATTTAGTTTCTTATAAAGTCTATCGTTGTTTATTATCTTTTTAACGTCAGTTGTATCGACTGTACCGTCCTTTAAAAGACTATCACGTAATTTAGTTTTACGTTCATTAACGATTTTCTTTTTATTTTCTATTTGATAATTAGCCTTTGCCTTGTTACCAACTATGGTTACATATTCGTCAGATAAACCAAAATATTTTTGTGCCTTTTTCATATTGTCTTTGTCTTGTAAGAATATATAACTGTTATTTTTAACAGCCTTGGCCCATTTTTTCATAAATTGTTGTTTTGTTGTTCTTTTAGCCATTTTATTTATTCCCCCTTCATGTCTTTATTATAGCATTATATAGGGAGCATTACAACCCCCTTTTTAAAAAATTTTTTAATGAGGTATATAAGTGGTATTTTGGATTACAAAATCTATATTAGTTAAAAGCGTACCACCTTTAACTTGTTTACTTTGTAATTTTCCCTCGATAGCTTTACCTAGATAAAACTCGTTAAATCCTTGGTTTTGCTAGTATTGATTGAGCTTTTTTAGGTACACCGGCACACGCAACACATATATTTTTTGTCCTAGTATCATAAAGCATATACTTTTTAGCCCCTAGAGATTTGAATTTATTAAATACGTGTTCTAAATCCCATTTTCCTAGCTCGTAACCGTCAAGCTCATAATTAATCTTTTTAAGTGCTTCAATTAATTGCTCTTTAGTTAGGGAGCAATAAATGCTATCTGTATCAGTATATAAGAAGTTTTCAACGCCTATTGCTTCAATTACCATTGTTTGAATTTCAACTCTCGCATAAGCCGTTACGAATGAAGCGAAAGGCACGTAATATTCTTCACTATCATATTCCAGTAACTCGATTTCATTTTCATTTTGGCGTAACTCTTTTTTACAACCTATATCCCATGAGAAAATACCTTCATCATTTAAAAATAAGTTGTCAAGTGTTTTTCTAACCTTTGAGCCGAATTTGCCATACAATGAATTTAAAAGAACTTTTATAGAAGAATAAAGAGCGTCAAGACCCTTTTCTCCATTGTTTATTCTTCTTTTTACTTCATCTTTCATTAAATATAATTCTTCTATATACTCTCTTAAAAGACCCTTTTCGGCTTTATATAATAATACCTTACCAGTTCTTAAACCTTCAAAAGTGATTTCATCATCTATAAAATCAATTTCTCCATGATAACCGAACTCATAATATTTATTTAAGAAATCATATTCAACGTTAGTTATTGTAAAATTATAATTTGCAATTTCTTCGCAACCTTTTTTATATATTTGTATTTTGTTGTCTTCGTTCCAGTAGTTTCTATTTATGAATGTGTTACCATTTTGCACTACTTTTCCTTCATGTTCAAAAGACATTTTCTTAAATTCCATAGTTGCATTTACTGAACCTAATTGAATAACTTCTAAATCATATTTTTTGCATTTTGGTCTTACGTAATCAAAACCAGTATTTATTATAAAAACATGGTCGTCCATTGTAAGCTCATTTTCTTTCATGTATTCTCTCATATCTTCGATACTGTTAAATTCCATTGGTGCTCCATATGGTAATAAACCAAAGCACATTTGAGACGGATAACTTGAGTTTTTATCAATAGAAGTACCATTTTTCTCTACTATGTTATTTATATGTTTTAGGTTTGCGTGAGTCCACCCACCACGGTATGATAAACGCTCCATATCTTTAAGTTCTTGTTTTAATTCAATTCTTTTCTCTATTTCAAAATGTTCATTGAATAGCTCTCTAGCTCCTTTAATATCTGTAATTTCACTTTCTCCATTACTGAAAGTATAAGCTATTGCCGTATTAAAAGCTATTGAAGCAGATGTTTTAAGATTGTCATTTAAATAAATAGTTTTCTCCTTACCTTTAAAAGTTAAAAGAGTGTCATAATAAAAATCTTCAACTAATTTCTTAGTTGCGTATAAATCGTTGTATAGATACTCAAGCTCTAAGGCATCCAAAATATGACCATTAGCTCTAACTTTGTCATAATCATATTCTTTATTAAGCTTGTAATACATTTCGTCCATTTCAACGAACTTATGAGCTTTTTCTAGGCTAGTTTGTGCAACCTTTAGCGTATCCCAAAATTCTAAATAGATTTTTATTTCTTGCTCAACTAATTTTCCTTTATTTTTCCCCTTAGATATTATCTTTTGATTTATGATAGTATCTTTTAAACAAACCTTAGCACCATAGTGTACACCGTTAGCTTGAGTTATATTATAGCACCCAGTATCTAACATAACCTTATTGAAAGAGCAACCTTTTTTATCGTTGTATGCTATTACACCGGTAGAATATACATAGCCTAAATTATTTAAAACATATGCATGAAGCTATTTTCATACTTTACGTTATGCACCCCTACCTTAATAGTTACGTCTAAATTCTTTTTATCTCTCTTTTGGTTGTTCTTTAAATAAAATTTTAAGTTAGCTTGTACAGTTTTATAGATATTCTCGAAAAACATTTCCCACGTTTCACATACAAACATATTATTGTCTTTATCTCCTACACTCATTACACCTACGGCATAGGTTTTTACCTCTTGCTCCATGTTTGTATCTAAAAGCATTTCTTTACGTGTACGGCACGTTTCTGTATCTAATACGTAGTGAGTTGTTAATGGTATTTCAGATAATTCAGTAAAGCATTTATCTTTTATTATATCGTAGTGTTCTTGATTTATTACGTTTAATTTAGTTACTTTATATTTCATGGTATTTATCCCCTTTCACTTGCTAACTTTATTATACAATAAAAAAAGGCACTTTTCAAGTGCCATTTTAAAATTAAATCATATCATCTACCATTATTACTAAATATTCTCTCTCAACTTTCACGTCTATTACATTTAAACCCTCTATTAAGCTAAATACTTCCGTTTCACTTGCTATGTCGTAATCGTACCCTTGAAATATCATATATGTAATAGAATTACTTTTGTTTGATATTCCACGGATTTTAATATCTGTATCTTTATAACAAAAATTTTCAATAAACTCTTTAAGCTTCAATTTATCACCCCTAATCATATAAAATATTACTTAATAAAATTATTATTGCTAATACTAACAATATAAAAATTAATGTACTCTTAAAAGTATTGTTATATAAATATATAAATGATATAGCACTCAATATAAATGCTACACATAATAATATACCTTCAAATATTTTTCTCATACTCTATCACCAACCAATTTACTATATTTTATGATACCCAATCAACTAATCTATAATCTATTTTCATTAAACTATGAAATGATGTTCTTCTAGTTGTTTTAATATATTTTTCCTTTAAAAAATCTCTAAAAATAAAATTATTGTTGTTAACATCTATACAATCAACATCACCGAAAAGTGATACACCATTTTTAAAATATACATTGATTGATGTTATACCCTTTGTCTTTTTTTCCTCGATTAACCTTTCAAGTCTTAATTTAATATTTTTCTTCTCTTCACATAACATTTTTAATGTTACGATAAATTGCCCTCTATAATCTCCACCGTAAGTAGATATAAATTGTCTAGTTAATGCGTGTGCAGTTTCAAAAACTCTTTTCATTATTAATCACTCTCCATTGTTTCATTAATTCATTTATTAACTTTATTATACATTTATAACCACCCCTTGTCAATACCTTTTTTAAAAAATTATTTTTATTTTTTCATTGACATAATTGTAATGCTATGCTATAATTATATTGTAAATTAAATTCTTGGCATGATGGACACCTCCTTTCTAAAGATGACCCTTAATCCAATTTCTGTAAATGGGAATTGGTTAGGGGTTATTTTTTATTGTTATATACCCA